AGCTGACGCTGTTGTTATTGACCATATCCACCCTGATCTCGGCAGTCGTGAACCGGTTTACGGCATCACGCTCCGCAATATCACGCATATATTTCAAGTTCTCGTCAGAAATATCCAGCGCTTTCCCCGTATTGGAAGCCGTTTCCCCAACGCCCGCGTCAATGCTTCCCAGAAGGTCTTCATAACCTCCCGTCCCGCCTGACCCTTTGTTTCCGGATAAAATGCCCGAGATTTTATCTCCCCATGCTTCCCCTTGGGAATAGCCCTTATCCCATGCAGCCCCGTAATCAAAACGCCCCATTCCTGTTTTTTCCACGGACAGATCAAGGTTATCCATGACCTTCTGATATTTTCCGTTCCCGTATTTCTCCGCCGCGCCTTCTACCTTTGCACTCAGCGTCCCGCGCCAGTCC